AGCATATGAGTGAAACCTTCTGCGCGAAGGAACTCATCTACAAGATAATTGCGAGCGCGAGTAATGAGCGATTCGTTAAAGATAAACGAGAAACGAACTTCAATGCCATACTGCGAACAAACAGATTGCAGATCTAGGCAAGACTTTACATACATGCCGTGAGCAGCACCGCCATACATTGGGGTTGCTACGAATAACTTGTATGATCGTAGTTTCTCAATAGGGACTTCTAATTGCATAATTATTCACTCCAGTTATAAAATTTCTTAATGTATTCAAGAATTTTAGTTTGATCATCGAGATTTTCGTTGACCATTGTCTCTATATAGTCCATGAGCGTCAGCGACCCCATGATATTCGAGATTTTTGTCGCACGAGAATTCTTAAACTTATCATCTTGATCATCCTTACGATCGACATGTCTTTGTTCTTTGGTATCATGTGATGCAGTTAGAACAAGAACCTTAAATGAATTCGGAAACCATTCTGAGAGTTTGTCCAGAAGTTTACCATTGAACAAACGATCGCCTTCGAAGATAACATTTGTCTTCGCACCTTCTTCATACCATAGTTCAGAAAAGAATTTCTCTGCGTCTGGTTGAACAGCCATAGACAAACGATCTGTTCCCTGAAACACATTACCATCGTTTGCATACTTACCAAGAATATACAGATTCAATTTCTTGGAATACATTGCGTCAAGTAACTTCTGCGGCTTTACAACTTGCCAATCATCAGCCATTGAAATCAATCGAAACATCAGAGTGGTCTTGCCAGTTGCTGGTTCACCACCCATTGCAATCACTTTTACCATAATGCTTCTAGTCCTTGTTGTGCTGGGGTTTCGTCGTCAAACATCCACTCAAGACGATCTATTCTACCACTTCTTACATAAGAAGTAAACTTTTCTTTGTTGATGACTGCGTTGTGAATTGCAAGTCTTGCATCAAGAGTTTCATCTCTTGATTGCCACAATACATTCCACTCAATACCAGTCCAGCCATCTTTTTCTGCTTGCTGAATTTCTTCAGACTGACGATCCAAATAATATCCAAGATATCGCCCATGGTGTTCACGAAAGATTTTTTTGAATGAACAAAGGCAAGTCTCCATGGTGAAGAAATCTATCTGTAATTTGAGTTCAGGAAATCTTCCTCTTGTTTCTTCAAGAATGTCTTTCGCTTCACTTTCAAGGTCATTGCACTCTGATGAAGTAAGTTTTGAATCGTATTTGTCATCTTGCCCGAGGGCGAAATGCAAACCATTGCGATGTGAACGAGAGCCAGAATAATCGTCAAGCATGAGAGAAGTAGGTACGCACTTAATGTTAGCAGTATGAGTGAGATGCTGAAGATAAAACCAAGTGGAATAACGACCAAATTTGTAAAGAGAGTTTTTAAGATTATTCCAAAGGTTGTCGAAAGTTTGTTGTTCATTGTCGCCATAATAATTCTCCAAAACTTCTCGTTGTGTTCTATTGCCAATAAACTCTTGATAAGATTCGAACATGGCTGGCAAATGACCCTTGTTCCACTTTGTATCTGTTTGGTATCTCAGTCTTTTATAGTTGTGACTATTCCACCAGCGAATACGATCCACAGTGGCGAGTTCATAATCTGGGAACTCATTCTTGAGAACCCATGCAGTTGGTAGTTGATATGTGTTACCATACAACCACGCAAACCACAATCGCTCTTCGTCATTGTGTTCGTATCGCTGGTGGAGATAGTTGGTGCACCATACGGCTGGATCGCAATCGCCATATTTCAGCGACCACGCATACCAGCGAATGAATTGTTCACGTCTTATTTTAGTGACGTTCACAGACAGACACAATTAAGCAGCACAGTGCATTTTATAAACAGTGTCTTTTTCTCCCTTTATGCAGGGCAACACATCAATCTCAACATTCAAATTGAGATGCTTGATTGTATCAGATGTGTCTTTAATCCACTGTTCTTTTTGCTCATGTGCATATTCTTCAGGAGTTCTGCAATGAAAAATGATCGCACCCTTATCCATGCCTTCATTCTTCATATGCCGCAAAATATAGCCAAGTGCCTTGGCATGTTCAGCTTGCTTAAATGTTGCAGTAACAACAGAATATCCACTTGATTCTTTTTGGCGTTTGACCACAATCAATTCACGATCAGAGTATGTTGAAATTTGCCCAACTCGAGTCGCTGCACGATTTTTTTCGTAGTTATTTACGACAGTTTTCCAAACTCCAATCGCGGCTGCAGTTGAGCCAAGAAGATCTGCGCCACCATATGTTTGGATAGCAATATCTTTGGCGCGCTCTCTTTCTTGATAATGCGAAAGATCCAAACCAATTCGATCGACTTCCTTTTCAAGATCACGAACGCAATCTTCTTTTGTGGTGGACTTTGATAAGACAAACCCCTGTGGGTTCATCTTCAGTCCAAAGAGATTGAAGTTAGAATCACGTTCTTCTTCTCCACCAAATGCGTCAACAGGGAGATAGATAACAGGAATCTGTTTCCATCCACGCGCTCGGCTCACTGCTTCACGAGTGTGGTGACCATTCAGCAAACGAGTAGAACCATCAGCAAGTCGTGTTGCGACAAGTGGCTTGATTTCTTGACGCGCCCTTTCAGGATGTTCTGTCATGCGGCGCACAATTTCATCAACTTGGTGTTGATCAAGGGAAACACCCTTGACTTGGTTTTCAGTAAAGTTTTTTGCTTCAGCAATATCAACCATGACAGATGGATAAATTCCATTCTGTACGTCAGAAACAAGTTGATCAATCAATTCAACCCGATTGAGTTTCTTATCTGATTTCGGAACAATCGTACCTTCGACGATTCCAATAAGACGCTGCATATCTGCTGGCTTCAACTTGACATTACCACGATGTCCGTTTGAAGACAGGTGATACGAAAGTTCACTATGGCTGTTAACAAGATAGTCAATACCAAACCACTCTAAAGCAGAGATGTATTCAGATGTATCTTGGAACAGAGTTACTTTTTCGAGTTTACCTGCTGCATAATCTTCCCAAAATTCGTCAGATTGAGCAGAAGTGATGTATGAGGCTGGGTCTTTACCCTTATTATAATCCTTCATACCGATATACATCTTATGGGGAGCAATTTTTTTGCGAAAGATGTAAAGAATTGCACGCGAAGGTGCACCAACATTAGAGATAATATTCATTATGAAATTTCCTTTAGTTACCCATCGTCTGGGTTGTTGTTAGTTGGAATTAACTAACAGATACAAGTATACATGATTTAAATGCAAAAGTAAACAGCAATTTTAAGCGATCAACAGGCGAGTTTCTCCGTTTACATAGATTTTTACACAACCACCTTTACCCCTTCGAGTAACTGCTTTTGCTATCTTTTCGTCTGTAAAATCATAATATCCATCGGCGAAATTGTTACCATTAATCTTGAACATGCTCAGCGAGCATCCACTTTTCTGCAATCCCAAGAATTTGAAGCCCATAGATTCATAGAATGGAACCGCATCGGGTTCAGCCGACACCCTATAGTAACTGGTGCCAAGACCTTGCGCTCGATCAAGAGAATTTTGAGTCAGTATTCTTGCAACGCCCTTACGACGATGTTTGGCAAAAGTATGAAGCAACTGAAGATTAAAGACATAGGGAGTGCGCTTTGATCGGGTGGTAATAATTGCACCCATCAATTCATTAGTATCCCAGCAACCAATACAGTTATCCCAGATTGCCTGCATATCTGCTTTCGCCACAAAAGTCTTGGCAAAAGAGTCTGCTTTGTTTTCAGTTATATGTGCGACAAATTCATCGCGACTTGTCTCACGCAGCGTCATGGAACTCGCGTTTCTTCTCACCACGCTCTTTTGGATACTTGGTCTGAACCCAACCAAGATACTCATTCACATTCCAGATAAATGGTGGGAATCTAAATGGGTCTTCAGCGAGAATTTCTTTTACTGAGGGTCCGTCATTGAGTGCAGCGTCGATAAACTTTTCTACGAATCGAAATTGCGATTCAAGTTCATTGCGACGAGTTGTTGAGCGGAAGCAGCGGAACTCGATTGTACCTGTATGCTTCATACAGTATGTGTTGATTGCATAACGGAATGGTCGACCCATTGATACACCATCTTTGCCAGCAGCATGCAGTTTAATGAAGTGATCAAAGTCAGTGGCAAGATTGATAATGTTATCACACATATACTCTGGCATTGGTCGACCGCCATCGTATTTCAAATACATCTTGGCACCTTCACAAGACTTCATATCCTTTGTTTCGTAGAAGCCATAGCATGAATCAATGGTATCTTGTTGATTGGCTTTGATGTAAGCGATTAATCGCTTTAATGCAGCAACATCGTTCTTGAGTCCTGGAACAAAAACATGAATGTGACCATGATTAACGCATGAGGTAGATGGATGATTTCCATATTCAAGAAACATCTCATAGAGTTTCAGTACACGATCAACTTGTTCCTGCCAAGTCTTAGTTGGCATCATATTGATTTCGCCTCCCATCCATGGCTCTTTGCCGAGTGGATCGCATGCACGATATTCAAATGGTGGACGAAGATTTACAATGTCAGTCTCAGCATATTCCCACTTACCAAGATTTGTAGGAATTGCCACGCGACGGTCAATATCACCCCACTCAATCTCAGCACCGTATGTGAATGTTTCTTTATTGTACATGCTGTAAGTCCTTTGCATTATCAATATGAACAAATTCTTGTACGAACCTCTTATGTGCCATTGTGACATACTGGTTCATATCAATCTCAATTGAGTTGTTCAAACCAGCGCGTTCAGCAATGTCTTTCGTAGAAGTAATTATACCGCCATTTGAAAGAGAAGTAAAGTAAATTGGTCGTTTTCCATTGCGATAGAATCGCAATTTCTTTTGTTTATAAAGTTCAATGACTGCCATTGAAGCATCAGAGAATTCTACAAGCGGAGACTTCTTTGCTTTAATTGTATGAAGAATCAATTCTGAATCATTGCGAGTTTTGCAATCATAACCATAAAGATCTTTCCACTTCTCTGGCATCTCTTGACTTACAACGCCATTGTGAACAATCGCGAGACTTTCATCCCAAAGTGGTTGATTGTAATTTAAATCAGATGTTGAATAGCGGCAATGACCAATCAGATACAGATTGCCGTCTTCATTGATTGTAGTCTTTAAATCAAAAGCCTCAACAAACTTTCCTGCTGGAGTTGCAGAGATCATCGTATGAATTCGATTATCTCGCACCCATGATAAGCCAGTTGCATGCAATCCGCGAATACTAGATTCACGAAAAACATTTGCAAGTGTGACCAAATCGGAAGCACTTGGTTTCTCAATGTGGGCACCAATTACTGCACACATATTAAGCGAACAAATCTTCTAGGCTAGAAATCTTTTCGTATGCTTTCGGATGGTACTTTTCGACCATTGCTCTTCCACCAATTCTCTCCAGATAGTCATACCACTCTTGTTCATCCCACATTCCTTCAGAAATGCCATTCCAAAGTCTTCGCTGGAGTCGGTGTTCTTTGTTCTTTCGACGGCACTCAACATAATTAAATCGATGATCTTCATACTCTTTGCTCCCAAGTTCGAGCATCTTCTCGCGCAAGTAACAAACAAGACTCACACGCTCAGCGACTTCATCTTGCATTTCAATAGGTGTATTGCCATGAATGTACTCATGATTATTAACTAACAACAAGTCACCTGGTCGCACATTCACAGCAATACGAACTTCAGGTAGAATTAGATATCCACCTGTGAAGTTTCCATTATTCGATAGAACAAGAAGATTACTCAGACCGTTTGAGAAGTCACCAGCATCACGATGTGCTGCTGTTCTAAAAGTCTTGTTTACTGTAATCGTAGTGAATACTGTTTCTGGAACCAGAAATGCTGGATCGATTTTATCAGCGGCTTCTCTTTGTGCAGCATGACGAGTTGGTAGCAACTCAGCGAAACCACGGTCCAATGTTTGTAAGAATGGAAACGCAAGTTTGAATTTGTCGTATGAGTGTTGAGTATATGCTGTTGCGCGACCATATGGAATGCGAGGATAACGATCAAACCAACCAGCAATGCCCGAGAATACAACATTGGCATAAGTGGTGTCTGAGATATAAGTTTCTTCAACACCCCGAGCCTCATCCTTACGCTCTTTGATTGGCATCTTGACGACTTTCTTGAGCCAAGTTTCAAAATCAAATTCATCTTCTTTGACTTTCGCATTCAACCAAACAAGACCACGAGAAGTTTCTTCATTCTCGTATCTTGCACGCAATGATTCAATTTCTTCTTTTACATTGACTTGAATGACAGAATTCTCTGCTTGCTTCTTAAGATAGTCAATAGCACGCAATTGAAATTCAGTTACCCACTCACGACCACCACACTTTTCGCCCTTTGGTCCAGCAGCAAGACCACGGTTCTGTGTTTGTGTGGCTGCTTCACGCAATCCTGCATATGCAGCATCTTGTTGTTCTTTGCTGAAATAGTTTTTGCGGAATTTAAATGCAATATTGCTTTCATCTTCGCTTTGAAAGAAGCAATCGGTGTCTTCATTGATAACAGTATCAAAATGAGATTCATCTAAAAATTGACCAAGCAGATGCTCGCAATCAATTTTCGTTTTTGCAATAATTACTTTGGTCATAATTTTCTCCTGCTCATGATATTATATATCCAGAAGAACACAATGTCAAACCTCAAATGAAACTGTGGGGGCAAGAACTGCCCCCACGAGAACCAGAACGGTTTTGTTTCGCCAAAATTAGGCGTTCATCGAGACGCTGATAGCATCACGATAGAGGGTCTTGCGAGCACGACCAATCTGACCCTGATTGAGATACTTCTCAAACTGAGCCGAAGGATTGCCGAGGCGATACGCAAGCACCGATTCACCGCGCGAATTGGTCACGCGATTGGTGTATACAGAGATACCCTCATTGCGTGCACGGTAGGCGAGGTCAGCAGCATTGTCGACCTTGAACATTGCACGAACCTGACGGCTGGTGACAGTGTTGCCATCGGCAAGATAACTGACAAACGAGTTGAGTGCATTAGACATATAATTTACCTTCACAAAAACACCCCATCAATAATGACAAACGATTGGGGCTTCTCGTTTGTCATACCATTTATTATACTACAACAAATGGCAAAAGTAAACTATTGCTTACCAACTAGACTGATAGTAAAAATTCCAATCTTTCTCAGAAAGCAAAAGTG